ACTGGCGCCCCAACTGTACTGTGATAGGCCACCGCCCTGTTAAAAAACTCCAAGATGTCTTCGTGCGCAGGCGAGTAAACGATAAAGGGAAATCGTAAGTCCATCATACTGACGAGACCAACTATCTCACCATTTTCGTTAAGAATTCCCGAACCAGAAGACCCACCAGCAACAAGCATAGTATACATATCATGGCCAGAGTCTTGATTAGTTCCATTGAAAATCCCATCAATAATGATTGGAGCACCCTTATACAAGATACCTCGGGGAGCAGCAATATTCCAGATTCGTGACCCAGGCATCAATTTCTTTTTTGCCACGGCAATTGGTGTTCGGTCAAGATCAGGAGCATACATTAAACAAAGATCTTTGTCGTGATCAACTTCAAGAACGTGTAGTCGATATTCATCGTGTTCTTTGGTAATCCCTACCATTTCCAACGACCAAGGGTCCCCACCAGAAACACGATTGGCATAATCACTTGGATCACAGATATGAGCAACTGAAAGAACGTACATACCACCGTGCCGCGCCCTCTTTACCACGATGGCGGAACCAGAAATAAAGTCTCGTCTTTGAATCTCACACATTTCTGTTTCCTCTGAACACTTGCGGATGAGAAGATTAACATCCACCTTCAAAAAAGATGACAGAGGAACAGATAAGTCAGTAGGTGAGTACGATTGAGAGCTTGGGGTAGCACAAGAACAAGAAAACACAATAAAGCACAAAAAACAGAACAAAGTAGATTTTAAAATTTTGTATAACACATTTGAACCCTCCTGTAGTAGGTATAACGGGATTCAGATAAAGAACCTTAAAACAGAAGAATAGTATAAAAGAAATCTATTTATAATAGGAATAGAGGCAAAAATACCGTATGGCTAAAAAAATCTATGTGTTAGACACAAGTGTCTACTTAACAGACTTTAACGCAATCACTCGTTATGAAAACAACGACATCGTAATTCCACTCAAAGTTCTTGATGAAATAGACAATCACAAGTCTCGACAAGATGGTGTAGGGGCAAACGCCCGCGGGTTCATCCGCTTTATGGATAGCCTCCGCGAGAAAGGCAGTCTTATTAAGGGGGTCCGCCTCAAGAAAGGAATGGGTTTGATCAGGGCAGCAGATTATGATGCAAAGGCAATACCAGATGGTTGGGATGTAAGTGTTGCAGATAATCAAATTATTGCAACCGCAATCGCACAGATCAACCAACAAACATCCGCAAGACCAAAAAAAGTTATTGTTGTTTCAAGGGACATCAATATGCGAGTTAAATGTGATTCTATTGGAATATTGGCTGAAGATTATGTCAAGGTTCAAGCAGTCTCGGAAACATCAGAAATTTATACTGGCTTTTTGAGTCATCTTGTAGACGACCAGGTGATAGATCAATTTTATGGAGACTCGGAAGTATTTCTTAACAAGGAAAATGTGTATATTCGCCCAAATGAGTTTGTAATGTTGATTTCTAACCTGAACGAGAAGAGAACTGCAATCGCAAGATTTCTATCTTATGACCGACCATTAAAATCTGTGCCTGAGTGTAATGGGGGAAGAAAAAAAGTTTCTGCTTGGGGAATCAAGGCGAGGAACAAGGAGCAGGGATTTGCCCTCAACCTTTTGAGGGACCCCAATATCTCTTTAGTATCTTTAATCGGGCGAGCAGGCAGTGGAAAAACTCTCGTAGCTGTGGCAAGTGGCCTGGAGCAAGTGTTAGAGGGCCAAGGAAAATACCACCACCTGATTGTTTCGAGAGCAATCCAGCCGATGGGCAAGGATATTGGGTTTTTGCCCGGAACATTGGAAGAAAAAATGATGCCTTGGGTTGCTCCAATCAGAGACAACTTAAAATTTCTAATGGGGAATAACAATGATACTCTTGATGACTATATCGAGCGAGGTATTATTGAAATTGAAGCGCTCACTTATATCAGGGGTCGAAGCATTCCTAACGCTTATATTATCATTGATGAAGCACAAAACTTGACATTGCATGAATTAAAGACTATAATAACAAGAGCAGGGGAAGGAACCAAAATTGTTTTGACTGGTGATATTGAACAAATCGATAATCCGTATCTTGATGGCCTCTCAAATGGGTTAACATATGCTGTTGAAAAATTTAAAGATTATGAATTGTCTGGGCACGTGACTTTGATTAAGGGAGAGAGAAGTAAGCTGGCCACAACCGCCGCCAAAATTTTATGAACGGGAAAACTATAAATTGGCAGTTTATCCTTGAAGATGATAGTGAGGAATATTGCGGAAGTTTTATGCCTGAATCTTCTTGGGGAGTTAAATCTGGGTACTCGATTGAAAATATGGTATTTGTTCGACTCTCCTACCACGAGGCCGAAGCTACCGATTCAAGGGCAACGACGGACGCCCTTAGAAAATTTAAAAGTTTAATTTCGGTGCCAACAGGATTAAGAAAAATGACGGTCATCGAGAAGAAGAAAAGAATCCTCTTTACTTCTATCCAGATAGAGTATACAATTGAACTAATAGCAGACAAAAAAGCTGTTAAAGAATATTATGACAACTATCTTAACAAACTTGATAAGGGGATAAAATAGATATGATTACAGAAACAGAAGCAACAGAGAATTCTACGCTCAATCAACTGGTTGAGCGGGATTCTGAATTGAAGACAGCCGTTGTAGAGATAGTTGGTGGAAAAACGGGCGAAGAGAATGTAACAGTTCAGATGATTGTTGAAGCAATGGCGGAGGACTTTCCAGAATTTCTAATGGCTGTCGCCGAGGAAAATTGGGTACGAGGTTACCACCAGGCGCTAGAAGATGTCGGCGCTGGCCGAAATGCAGAGGTGACAGAGGAGCCTCCACAAGAAGAGACAAGTGTTTAAAGACGGAAAGCAGGCAAGAAGAGATCTTGGGGAGCACACACTCTTTGGGAGCACGCACATTTACACTCTGGAGGACCTTCCAGAATCGGTAGATTTAGATTCAGTTATCCGGGTGTTAGAAGCTAAGGTTCCAAGAGTCTTTTTTCACGAAATTGATGCCATTTATATTGGTCAGTTCAAGGAATTTTACGAGCGAGGAATAAATGCTTTTTATTCTGATGGTGCTTTGTTTATCACAAATAACCAAGATTCTGACGAAGATCTTCTCGATGATATTATTCACGAAGTGGCTCACTCTGTTGAAAGGATGGCCCCTGAATACATCTACGACTTAGCACTTGAACGAGAATTCATAACAAAAAGAAAAACTCTTTATCATCGTCTAAGGGCGGATGACTGGAACATCGACTTGAGAGACTTCATACAACCTCAATATTCCGAAGAGTTCGATGATCTCTTACATCAAGAAATAGGCTACCCCATACTGGCTGGCCTAACCTATGATCTGTTTAACTCACCATACGCCATTACCTCTCTCCAAGAATACTGGGCCAATGGGTTTGAAGGGTTTTATGTCAAAGACCCTTTAAAAATCAAAGCTCTTAGTCCACAAATATATGAGAAGATTGTAACCCTAACCAACAACCACAAGTAGGTTAAGATGTCCCACATTTCGTTTAGCGAACTCAAATATTGGGCTAAGTGTCCACATTATCACAAAGTAAATTATATTGACGGGGTTTCCACTTTTAACGGAAATCTCTTTACTGCCTTTGGGAAGGCGATTCATCACGTCTGCGAAAAGATTATTCTTGGCAAAGTAAGTCAATCCGACGCATCCGATGAGTTCAAGCACAAGTTTTTTAACGAAGTGGAGAAGCTGTCAGAAAACGAAGCGTTAGATCAAGATTTATTTGAATCTATGGTTCCGCAGGGTGTTGAGCTGGCAAAGTATGCTATTCCTGAACTAAGAGAATATTTCGGAGATTTTACCCTTGTAGGTGTAGAAGAGAATCTTTACGAAAAGATCCAGAAAGCAGGCCTAGAGATAGGAGATAAGAATTTTAAAGGCTTTATTGATCTGATCATTAAAACTCCTGATGGGAAATATCACATTGTGGATTGGAAGAGCTGTGGCTGGGGTTGGAAAGCAGAGCAAAAGACCGATAAAATGACCACTTATCAGCTTACGCTTTATAAACACTTCTATTCGCAAAAGCATAATATTGACTCATCTAAAATAGAGACATACTTCGCACTTTTAAAGCGGACAGCAAAAGAAAATAAAGTTGAAATTTTTCGAGTAACGAGCGGACCAAGAAAAACCGACAATGCTCTTAACTTGTTGCATAAAGCATTATACAATATTGAAAAAAAGAACTTTGTTAAGAACAGGCTTGCTTGTAGGTTCTGTGAGTTATATAAAACAGAATATTGTACATAGGTGATCAATGACTGATAAAAAAATTAAGATTCTGACGATTTCGGATCATCCCCTCTCACCGTCCGGCGTCGGAACTCAAACTAAGTATATGATCGAAGGCCTCCTCAAAACAGGTAGGTTTGAAGTCATATCTTTGGGCGGTGCCATCAAGCACCAGAATTACCAACCAGTAAGGACTGAAGAGTGGGGAGAAGCTTGGACAATTTACCCTGTTGATGGATATGGGTCGCAAGACACAGTGAGGTCTATCATAAGGAACGAGAGACCAGATATCCTTTGGTTTATGACTGATCCTCGTTTTTACGGATGGCTGTGGCAAATGGAGGATGAAATTCGTCCATTAATTCCTATGGTATATTATCACGTTTGGGATAATCATCCTGCCCCGACATATAACCGTGCCCTATATGATTCAACAGATTTAATTGTTACAATTTCTAAACTCACAGATGAGATCACCAAAATTGTAGCGAATAAGGCAGAGGTAATTTATCATCCCCACGCTGTCAATACCGATATCTTCAAGAAATTGGAAGAAAAAGATATCGCGAGTTTTAGAGAGGCTTCTTTTGCTACTAGCAAAAATAAAGAAAAAACAGTATTCTTTTGGAATAATCGAAATGCTCGCCGTAAGCAATCAGGAACACTTATTTTCTGGTTTAAGGAGTTTCTAGATCGTGTCGGACATGACAATGCTTGCTTGATTATGCACACAGATCCACGTGACAAACACGGGCAAAACTTGGAGTTAATCATTAAAGATTTGGGACTAGACAATGGGCAGGTACAAATCTCTAGAGAAAAAGTTTCATCATCTGCCCTTGCTCACTTGTATAATCTCGCTTCTTGTACAATAAACATCGCTGATGCGGAAGGCTTTGGCCTTGCCACCCTAGAATCACTCGCTTGCGAGACTCCTATTGTTGTTACTATGACTGGGGGTCTGCAAGAACAAGTGACAGATGGAGAAAATTGGTTTGGGATTGGTATTGAACCTAGTAGTAAAGCAGTGATCGGCTCCCAAGAGATTCCTTGGATTTACGAAGATAGAATCAATAAGGGTGATTTTATAAATGCCCTAGAAAAAATATATAATTTATCTAAAGAAGAGAATGTCGAGATGGGCCAAGCAGGTAGAGCTCACGTCATGAAAAACTATAGCTTTAAACAATACCAAGATGGTTGGGACAGAATTTTAACAGAAGTAAACGAGAAACACGGATCTTGGGATACCCGCGAAAACTATAAAAGCTGGAGAACAGAAGAACTATGAGAGTGAAGGTAATAGTGAGAGGACCAGCTTTAAGCCAAAGTGGGTATGGAGAACACGCTCGCTTTGTGCTTCGGGCCTTGAGAACAAGGGAAGATATCTTTGATATCTTTTTGGAGAATTTAAGTTGGGGAAAAACTAGTTGGCTATGGGAGGACACCGAAGAACGTCACTGGATTGATTCCCTCTTGCTGAAAACAATTACGCACTCTAAACAAGGCCGCCAGTTCGATCTCTCGCTCCAGGTGACAATTCCAAATGAATGGAAGAAGGTAGCCCCTATAAATATTGGTTGTACAGCCGGTATTGAAACAACAAGGATTTCTCCACATTGGGTTCAAGCATCATACTTGATGGATAAAATTATTGTTGTTTCTTCTTTTGCAAAACAAGGGTTTGTGAGGACGACTTATGAAGTAAAAAATGAGGCAACAGGAGAGTTGTCCGAGATAACAGCGAAGGGTCCAATTGAAGTTGTGAACTATCCTTTTGCGCCCACCGAAAAGGTAAAGGTTAATTTTGACCTAAAATACGATTTCAATTTTTTGGCAATTTCCCAATGGTCTCCTAGAAAGAATATTGAAAACACAGTAAAATGGTTCGTGGAAGAGTTCTATGATCAAGAAGTGGGCCTTGTTTTGAAGACGAGCCTCGCGAATAACTCCTATGTTGATTCCCAGCACACTGACCGCAGGATCCGTGCGCTTCTCGGTGATTCTAAATACGCAAGCCGGAAATGTGCAGTTCACTTGATTCATGGATACCTGAAAGATGAGGAAATGTCCGCACTATACCAAGATCCTAAAATTAAAGCTCTTGTCAATATTGCCCACGGAGAAGGGTTTGGGCTCCCAATCTTTGAAGCCGCTGGTTATGGTCTGCCAGTAGTCACCATTGGCTGGGGTGGGCAGACAGACTTTCTTTATGTTCCCGAGAAGATAAAAGGAAAAAAGAAAAAGAAAATAATGCGAAAGTTTGCGGAAGTAGAATATACGCTCGCCCCTGTACAAGATTTTGCTGTTTGGCCCGGCGTCCTTGAAAAAGAATCTCATTGGGCTTATGCGGATCAAGGAAGCTACAAGATGGCTTTGAGAGAAGTATATAAGAAGCGCGGCATATATAAGAAACGGGCCAATGCATTACAAAAACACATTAATCAAAATTTTACTGAAGAGGGTATGTATAAGAAATTTATAGATATAGTCTCCGAAGGTTTAAATATTGTTAATGATGGTGAAGTGGACGAAATGTACGCTGAGTTGTTTGGGTAAAAATGTTCATATTCGTAGCAGACTTGTTTTTAGAACATTATGTCGGCGGCGCAGAATTAACTTTTGAGGTAATCATCGACTCAACACAAGTCCCTGCTCAAAAAATATTGAGCAGGGATTTAACTGTTGAGCTGATGGCCCGCCACAAAGGAAAATTCTGGGTATTTGGAAATTATGCCCAAGCACCAGAAGCTTGTTTAATCTTTGCTGTTAAAAATCTAAATTATTCTATTGTAGAGTTTGATTACAAATATTGTAAATATAGAACAGAGCACCTCCATAGGAAGATCGAGGACACTTGTGATTGCCCTACAACCACTAGGGGAAAAATAATAACTCTTTTCGCTGCGAAATCAAAGGTAAATTATTGGATGTCGCAGGGGCAGTTAGATGTTTGGTCTCACCGCCTTCCACCATTGAATAGGTGCAATAACTTTGTATTAAGTTCCATTTTTTCTCCCGAGTCCCTGGATTATATTCTTTCACTTGATACTACGAACAAGGAAGATAAGTGGGTTATTCTTGGATCTGATTCCTGGATCAAAGGACGCGACGATGCTATAGAATACGCAAATAAAAATAATTTAAAATACGAAGTAGTGTGGGAACTTGGTTATAAGGAGTTACTTAAGAA